AAAGAAGACGAGGAAGAGTCTACGATCGAAGAAGAACAAGGCACTGGGTTCCTAGATGACCTCTAAAGGAGGTGAAAATGAATGGATCTGCAGCAAGTTAGAATGGTTAGAAGAAAGGTAGAGCAATACAGTCAAGACGTATTATTGAGTTGGGCAGTATTTCTCGTCACTTATTTCATATTCCAGGGATTAGCAGAGCATCCGCTCCCGTTCGCTATTGCATGTGGAGTAGCATCATTATTCTTGATGATCCGTACTTCCAAGGCTGAACTAGAGAGCAAGAATGAGGGAGGTAAATCATGATAGATAGAATTAAAAATTATTTCGGGAAGGTGAGAACAAACATGGGATTAGGACAAGAACTCAGATCAATCAAGGATCATCCCGCAATCAATTATGATCCCGAGATGCTAAAGTACATCAACGAATGGTTCAAGCTCTATCAGGGTTATTTACCCAAGATCCATGACGCTGAAGTCTTTACGATCGAAAAAGGGAGAACAAAACGACGTAAGAAGACCATGGGCATGCCGAAGGTTATCGCACAGGAGATGGCGAGTTTAATCTTTAACGAGCAGTGTCAAATTTCCGTCAATGATGGAGAAGACGAGGTCTCACAGTATGTGGAAGATGTATTAAACGATAACAATTTCCAGAAGAAGTTTCAAGATCATCTAGAATATCAATTCGCTCTCGGAGGAATGATGGTAAAACCTTATTACTCTTCCAAGCACCGCAAGATCAAACTTGGATATGTAACAGCTCAATCATTCATTCCAGTAACGTGGGATAACGATGACATTCTCGAAGCGGTATTCTTACATGAGCAATTTCGACAAGAGAACGGAAAGCGAGTCAAGTATACCTTATTAGAATGGCATCTAGAGTCCACACACGAGGAACAGAACGGCTACACGATCTACAATGAGTTATACCGCACCGAGAAGTTAGAACAACTAGGAAAGAGAATCCCGCTTCACACAATGTACCCGGATCTTGAAGAGACGATCGGCATTCACCCGCTTCAGAGACCCTTATTTGTATATATTAAACCGAACACGGCGAACAATCTCTTCCTTGATCAGCCACTAGGGATCAGTCTTTACGCCAATGCAATCGACACATTAGAGTTGATTGACACAGCATTTGATTCATACCTACGAGAATTCAGACTAGGAAAGAAACGAATCTTGATCCCAGAAAGCATGGTTAAGACTGTTTATGATCCATTCTCAGACACAACAAACCGATATTTTGATACGAACGATGAGATCTATGAGGCAGTAGATCGAGGAGAGATGGACGACACCAAGATCTCCGACATTTCAGTAGAGATCCGAGCGGAGGAACATATTGCATCTATCAACGCCATGCTAAACTGGTTATCAATGCAAACAGGTTTCTCACCAGGTACATTCTCATTTGATGGACAATCAGTGAAGACCGCTACAGAAGTCATCTCGGAGAACTCGAAGACCTTCAAGTCAAAACAATCTCACGAGAACCTTGTGGCAGCAGGAATCACTCAACTAGTCAAGACGATCTTAATTCTTTCAGATCTTTATGGTGTGGAAGGGACGCCAGAGTACGATCTTCAAGAGCTACAGGTTCGAGTAGCATTTGATGATTCCATCGCCGAAGATGCTAACGCAGAGGCACAGAAGATTCTTGCATTGAAAGCAGGAGGACTCATCTCCACAGTACGAGCAATTGAAATTGTACAAGGAGTAACTCGAGAAGAAGCGGAGGAGATCATGGCAGAGATTCAACAAGAAGAACATGATCGACTCATTGATCCTCCGAGCTCAGCATATTTCGGAGAATTTGAATAATTAAATACGTCGCCAGGAGGCTCGTAGTAGAAGTTACGATCGTACCTATATAAATACACATAAAAATATATAGGAATTCTATACGAGCCTCTAGTGACCTCTAGGAGGTACTAAAATGAAATTCAAACCCGTTAGAACATTAAGACCCGATCAATTGAAGATCCTAACTCAAGAAGTAGAGGAAATGTACCGAGAGTTAGAGGTGGAACTCATCAAATTGATCGTACGAAGAGTCTCAGAAAAGGGATTCGATCTTGATCAGGATAACGTTTTAAGATGGCAGTTAGAGAGGTTGAGTCAGATCAACGGACTCAATGGAGATGTGATCCGAGTAATCTCTGAGCAAACCGGGAAGTCCAGACAGCTGATCATCGAGACATTACAGGGTGTGGGAGCAAGATCCATTGAGAGTGTAGATCGAGAAGCAGAAACAGTTCTAGAACTTGGAAAAGACTCCGCTCCTCCACCATCTAATGAACTGACACAACGGATCAATTCCTACATCAACGCTACATTCCGGAACTTCGATAACTTTATCAATGAGTCACTGATCACAACCAACCTAGGTGAAGGTACTGTGGCAAAAGCATACAAGAAGATCTTGACTGATGTAACCACACAAGTTATCGCCGGAAACAGAACAGTAGAACAAGCAGTACGACAGTCGATCAGAGAATTAGTGGAACGAGGAGTAGAGACTTCTTTCGTTGATAAAGGCGGGAAGACTTGGTCGGTGGAGAGATATGCACGAACCACAATACGATCGACTACAAATCGAGCATATAATGAACTTCGCACAGAGAGGTTAAAAGACTACGGAACAACACTAGTAAGAGTCTCAGAGCTTCCAGATCCTCGCAAGGCATGCTCAAAAATACAGGGAAAAGTGGTCACAATGCTCAGACCAGAAGAGAATAACACCAACTACCCGAGCATCTATGAGTTTGGTTACGGGGAACCATGGGGCGTAAGAGGCGTAAACTGCAGGCACATGCTCTTTCCATTCTTTGAAGGTGTGAATATTCTTCCTGATCCGAAGTACTCAGAAGATGAAATGGAAGAAAACCGATCGGTCTCTCAGAGACAAGCTAGAATAGAGGCCAGTATACGTAGAGCAAAAGAAGAAGCGGAGGTCTTCAAAGCATCAGGAGATGTGGAGATGGTAAGGAAAGCAAACCAGAAAGTGAGAGATCGGCAGGCAGCCATGAGATCGTTTATTGATGAGACAGGGCGAACTAGAAGAAGACACCGAGAGCAATTATACTCCGCTAGGTACAGAAACCGATAATATACCCAAAACACTAGCCCTACTTTACTTCAAAAAGCCCATCCCATATAATTAAATTAATCCCACACATTCGTTTGTGTGGTCCCCTACTTGTATGGGATATTACAAGGGAACTCATATCCAAACACTGGAGGTAGAAAAGATGAAAGACGAATTATTTTTACCGTTAAATCTTCAATTCTTTTCTGAAGAAGGTTCTAATGAAGAATCAGGCACAGACCCGGAAGAAGCTGCAAGCCCAGAAGAGAGTCAGAAACAAGAAGAGGGAACGGGGAAAGCAACAGAGACAGGAAAAGGCGATGACAAGGTCTTCACTCAAAAGCAGTTGAACGATCTTATCGCTAAAGAGAAACGATCGGCACAAGAATCATTTCTCAAATCATTAGGTTTCACAGACTTCGAAACTGCCAAAGACGGAATGCAAAAGTATCAAGAATGGCAGGAGCAGCAAAAGACTGAAGCTGAGAAACAAGCAGAAGAGCTACAGCGTTACCAACAAGAAGCTGAGTCGGAACGATCTACTCGTGAAAACTTGGAAGCGCAGTTAGCAGCAATTCAAGCAGGGGCTAAATCAGATTCTATCTCTGATGTAGTAGTACTTGCAAAGCAACGAGTTACTGAAGATGTGGACTTGGAAAAGGCGATCGAACAAGTACTCGAAGCTTACCCATCATTCAAGGTCGAGTCTAACCAAGAAGGCGGAGCAGGAAAACCAAACTTTACTCCGGGAGCACCAAACGGAACAGGTAACACTGAACCATCGGAAAAAGAGAAATGGTTAAACGCCTTTAAATAAGACTAGAAAAGGAGAGATAAACATATGAAGAACTACGCAGAGCTTTATGAACAAGGTTTACAACAACGTTACGCAGAAGGATTAGCGTTCCACAAACTCTACGCTGCACCAGCAAACCGTACGATCAAATGGACAAGCGCTAAAACAGTACAGATTCCACGTATCACAGTAAAAGGTTTCACTGATGTGGATCGCGATGCAGTAACAGGTTTCGCACGACGTGCAGATAATGATTGGGAGCCAAAAACATTAGAACACGATCGTGAATTCTCAACACTCGTTGATCCGATGGATATTGATGAAACAAACATGGCCCTCTCGATCGCGAATATTACACGAGTATTCAACGACGAGCAGAAAATTCCTGAGATGGATAAGTACATGGCTTCAAAATTATTTGCTGAGTACACTTCTTTCGGTGCACAACCAGAAACAGGGGATCTCACTACAGATAATATCTTAGAAGTCTTCGATACTTTAATGGAGGAAATGGACGACGCAGAAGTACCACAGAACGATCGTTTACTTTACGTAACTCCGCAGATCAACACGTTATTAAAACGTGCTCAAGGATTACAACGTCAATTAAACGTTCAAGGATCACCTCAAGCGGTCAATCGATCAATCTATTCATTAGACGATGTGGAAATTGTAGTTGTACCTTCATCACGTATGAAAACAGCATACGACTTCACAGACGGTGCAGTTCCAGATCCTACGGCTCAACAGATCAACATGATCTTGATTCACCCAACAGCTTTAGTATCTCCACAGAAATATGAATTTGTTTCTATGGACGAGCCTTCAGCTAAAACAGGCGGAAAACATCTCTACTACGAACGCAAATACTGGGATGTATTCTTATTCGAGAATAAAGTACCAGGCGTTAAAATTCACGTTTCTGAAGGCGTAGATACTCCCTAAGGGTCCGCTTCCAATCGGAGAAGCGGTCATTGGATCAACACTAATCGTAGATTAAAGGAGGAATAAATATGAATAAAGAAGAACTCAAACTCAAGTTCTCTAAGGGCAAGATTCCAACTGAAGCAGATTTCGCTGCACTGATCGACGGTGTAGAAGGTCCACAAGGTCCTCAAGGTCCCGCAGGTGCAAAAGGCGCTAAAGGAGATCCGGGGAAAGATGGTTTCGGTACAAAAGAACAATTCGATGCTTTAGTAGCTCGAGTAGAAGCACTTGAAGCAGCAGAATAATAAGAGAGTAGTCTCCGGACTACTCTTTAATTTTACTTAAAGGAGAGATATTAATGAACGAGACAGTTACAGTCCGAAAGGCCAACCGAGTACTTCGAGTGAGCCCTGGACAACTCAACCGCTTCTTGAAGCAAGGTTATAACCAGATCGATGATCAAGGTCAAGTTATCAAATTAGCTACAGGAGGAGCATCTGTCAATATCGCGAAGTACAACGCATTACTCCAAGAGAACCAACAATTAAAGGAAGATCTTGTGGTAGCTTTAGAGACGATCGAAGAACTTAAAAAATAAGGGGGTTAGATCATGAATTATTTAACATATGAAGAATTTCAGGAGATCGGTTTTGGACAAGACATCACTGAAGAAGAATTCAAACAGTATCTCCCGAAAGCTTCAGCCGTTCTAGATTCTATCACCCGACATTTCTATCAGTTCAATGATATTGAAAAAGATGTACCTTTCAGACGAAAGAAATTTAAACAAGCTTTAGCAGCTCAGATCGAACACTTCGATGAGACTGGAGCAACAAACACTGCAGGTATTCAAGCAGGGTATAACTCAGTTACGATCGGTAGAACATCCACTTCTACCACTTCCGGAGGAAGACAGAATGGGTCAAACACTGACACTACAGATCTTGTCAGCCAAGACGTATTTTTAATTCTTCGAGCAACAGGGTTACTCTATCGAGGAGTCGGATCTCTATGAAGGTTAAACCGCTCCCAAAAAGATGGCTGATTCATTCGATCGTCTACAAAGAAATAGATGGTGTGGATGATTGGGACACGGAGAAATTCAAGGAACCGATCGTCATTTCTAAAGTACGGGTCGATCTTACGAGACAGTTCGCAAGAAACAATCAGTCACTTGAATTAATCGCAGAGGCAGTCATTTTCATAGACGCTCATCACAGTAGCCCTTTCTTGATTCCGAAAGAACGATCGAAGATCATCTTTAACGGAAGAGAATACACGGTCAAAAGAGTGGCTGAGCTTTATTATCCCGAGCAGGACAAGATCAGGCATCTAGAAATTGAGGTGATCTAATGCTCAAGATTAAAGTAGTAGAAGATTTTCAAGCGTTAGACTCTCGGATCAGAAGTATGACAGAAACAGGCCAGAAGGCACTAATCAGTCAAGCTCATGCCGATATGAATAACTACGTTCCATTACTAGAAGGAGATTTAAGGAACCAGTCACAGATCACGGTAGATGGAAAATCGGTTATCTGGAACTCTATCTACGCCGGAACACAATACTACGGTGTGGTAACAACAAGAGGCGGGGGAAAAGCACCGATCAGAAGATATTCCACACCAGGAACAGGTCCTAAATGGGACAGCAAAGCATTTGCAATCCATGGTGAGGACTGGAAAAGAGTAGCAGTGGAGGCGATGAAACTACGATGAGTAAATTACAATTAGATATGATCCCAAGAATCAAAGATGAGATCAACACATTAGGTTTACCGATCGTATGTCACATCGGATTACTTCGACCAGGTGAAAGCATGGCGATCGTACAATCTCCAGGAGGAAATGAAACAACCTACATGGACGGTACGAGAACCAAGGCCTTTAACGTGGAGGTCAATATTCAAACAACCTCACACCAAACAGCCTACGATCTACTCACCCAGATCTCATCACATTTAGAGAACCTAGACGATCTTCCTTCAAAGAACGACAGTTATGAATTTGAGGAGATCCAAACGCTCTCTTCCCCTTCGATTGTGGGTCAAGGGGAAGATGGTAGCTTCATCTATACCATGACAATTAAATCACAAATATTTATTAAAAAAGGAGTGATCGAGTAATGGCACGTAAAAAGAACGCCCTTACGAAATACTTTGTAGGTCCCTGGAAGGACAATGAGACAGCAGCAGATTTATGGTTGGCACGTTACATCTCAACAGTAACGGATGATACTTCAGAAACAGTGGAAGAAGAAGCATTCTACGATGGAGATGGAACATTAGAACAGGATCTTACTGGCGTACAGAAAGGTTACACTTTTGAAGGTCAGATGAACCATGAAGATGAGGCCATGGCCTTTATCGCAAGTTTAGAATTTGAAGTAGGTGACGGTCGTAAGATCGCCTTCACACAGGAACGTACAGACGGTACGATTCTTCACGGTAAAGCAACTGTTACTGAGATCAAGGTTACAGGTGGAGAAGCATCTGAGTTCCCAGAGTTCTCATGTAAGATCACTTGGGACCAACGCCCAGTAAAATTAGCTGGACCAGAAGGAACTGATACGCCCTAAAGAACCCCAAGTGATTGGGGAGGCCAAGATCGGCGAAACTTTAGTAGTAGGGTAACACCAAGGAGAGGGATCATACCCTCTCTTTTTATTAATTATTAGGAGATGAAAAACATGACAATTAAAATTAATACTACACTAGCACCAGTAAAACTTCCATTTGAGATCGGATCAGTAGTTTATGAGGCTGACTTATCAGATCAAGGAATCGAGAAGATCCAAGAATTATTATTAAGTGTCGCGGAGGATGAAACATTACAGAATGTGGAAGAGATTACTTCCTACTCTGAGGGTGCAGAGATCGCGAGTCAAGTATTCAAACTCTTCTTCGATGGAGTATTTGGTGAAGGATCTTACGATCGTATCTACGAAGAATTTCCTTCTATTATGACAATCACTTCGATCTTCGAACAGGTAGCAAAACACTTATCTACTGAGATTGAAGCCAAGTTAGAGAAACCAGGTACTAATGCAAAGGTTCAATCGATCTTGGAGAACAAGAAAAAGAAAAAGAAAAAGAAAAAGAAATAAGGTGATCTCATGATAAAATTACATGAGCCACTTTCCTCCGAGGTTGAGATCAACGGGATTACATACCCTGTGGATCTCTCTTTCGATAATATTCTACAGTACCTAGAAGTAATGAGGGATGGAGATTTTGAAAGGCACGAGAAGGTCCATATAGGCCTTGTACTACTCCTCGGTGAGGATAATGTAGTAGAATTAATTAAAAGGCTAGAACTAGGCCTAGAGGAGCTCGTAGAGGTACTAGAAGGAATCTATTACGGGCTCATTTTAGGAGATAATGAGGAAGAAGTAGAATACGATCTAACTGGGAATCCCATGCCCACAAGACGATCGTCTTCGGAAGATACAAGTACCCCCACATTTGATTTTCTCCAGGACGGGGACTATATTTATTCGGGCTTCATGCAATGCTACGGAATTGATCTCATTGAATTACAAGGAAAACTCGACTGGAGAAAGTTCATTGCATTATTAAATGGACTCTCAGACGATACTAAATTCAAGCAGGTCATCGATATACGAACAGCACCACTTCCCACAGGTAAAGGCACTCTTGAACAAAGAAAAGCTCTTATTGAACAGAAGAAAAGATTCGCTTTAAAGGATGTGGATCTTGATCTGGATGATGAGGGCCTCTACCAAGAATGAGAGGTGTAAGGCATGGCTTCAGCAGATGGAAAAATTGTAATTGACATTATACTGGAAGACGGTAAAGTCGCCAAGGGTGTTGCCGATGTAAAAGGCCAGCTAGGACAGATTAGCGGAGCCGCACAGGGCAGCACTCTTAGTGTTGGAAAACTAGCAGGAGCATTAGGGCTAGTAGCTGCAGCTAAAAAAGGGATCGACATGGTTAAGGGTTCCATGGACAAAGCATTCGGACGTATCGATACATTCGAACGATTCGATCGTGTCATGACCGTATTAACCGGATCTCAAGAAGAAGCTAAAGCAGCATTAGATAGAACCAACGAAGCAGTTACAGGAACCGCCTACGGTTTAGATGTGGCCGCTTCTGCAGTTCAAGGTTTTGTAGCACGATCGTTAGACGTAAATAAATCAACATCATATATCGAATCTTTCGGAGACGCAGTAGCATTCTTCGGAGAAGGAACCAACGAAGCATTTGAATCTGTTACACGAGCAATGCAAGACGCAGTATCAAGCGGAAAGGTTTCGGGAGATGTATTGAACACGCTCTACTCTCAGGGTATTCAAGGGCCTGAAATGTACGCCGCAGCCACAGGAAAGTCATTAGACTCGGTGAGAAAGGACCTCTCTTCCGGAGCGATCTCGGCAGAAGAATTCTTCGATGTATTAGATGAGGTATTTAGGGAAGGAACTGAAGGCTTCCCAGCAATTGAAGGTGCCGCTAAAGAAGCCGGTGCTTCATGGACTTCAGTCTTTGGGAACATGCAGACCGCTATAGCTCGTGGTACTGCCTCGATCATTGAATCAATCGATGAAGTTCTTACTTCTAATGGTTTACCAGATATGAGATCCGCGATCGCAGACTTCGGGAAAGAGTTCGAGAAGGTTCTTAAAAGCCTAGCAGAAAAGATCCCGGAGATTGCTCAATGGATCTTCGATCTCTATCAGAAGATTAAACCATTTAT